AACATCGTTCCGGTCCTTCTCCGTCGTAATCTGATTCAGCGATGCCCCACCGCGTAGCGGATGCTGCGCCTCACAGGCCGGACGCTGCAGCCGAAAGACGCACTCCATCCGCACGTTCCCGGCCGCACCGTCCCAGGAAATCACGCGCGGCGTGCGGATCTCGCATCGGACGTTCGGGAAGTAAGTTCCATCTAGCCAATCGCCAGGTTGAGGAATGCCGGGGGCAACGGCGGCTTGGGCAAAGAGATGCCCGATACTGCTGGCGTTCATCGGCCCGACAACATGAACCATGACAGCTTCAACGATTTCGCCGAACTCTTCGGTAACATATGAATCCTGAATAAGTGGTGGTGTCGTTGCCATTATGCCCGCCCAATGGTTGCACGGCCGGCGAGACCGCTTTCGGCCGCCGCAACTAAGCGCCGCATGAGTTCCAATTCTTCAGGGTCAGCCTTGACGGGTGTACGATCCTTACCGCCCGCTTTGGCGATACCCGCAGGAGCTTCACCTGCCATCAACGCATACTGACGCCTCACCTGTTCGGCGCTGCCACCCATCCCACCTTCCTGCTCGACATCCTCGCCAAGTTTCGCCAGACCCCTGGCGTAGAGATCAGCCGAAATAAGCCCGGCTTCCCAAAGACCCTTGAGCTTATTTAGCTTTTCCTCAAGCTGTTCCACCGGGGTCATTACGTCCTTGAACCAATCCATCGCCCCAGTGTCTTTCCATAAGTCCTCTTTCGCCTTCTGTAAGGCACGCATAGCGGTTTCGGCATCGAGCAGGCCGTCCCATTGCAAATCCCAAATCTCTTGCTGTTTGGCACGGTATTCTTCCATCGGCGTGCGTGTTGCTTCAAAGATGGACTTGGCGCGTTTTGCGAGGTCATCCGTTGCGGACATGCTTGGGCCGGGCATTCCACCTCCGGTACGATCCCCGCGCGTGGCCGCGATGGCAGCCGCAGCTTCATTCGCGGCCTTGCGGATCGCATCAAACTGCGCCGCCACCTTGGTGCCGTACTCATCGGCCGCAAGACGGTCGAATGCATCCTTCGCGTTCTTACTAGCCCAAGCGGCCTCAGTCGCAAGGTTCACAAAGATTTCATGCGCAGTGTCGGAAAATAAGGCAAATGGAGCAACCAATACCGACCCTAACCAGGTTGCGGTTTCGCCAAGCGTGTTCCAAGCGAAAAGGATACGATCAGCGGTTTTTGTTACGATAGCAGCGGCAGACGCCACGCTCTCGAATGCATTGACAACCTTCGGTCCCATCCCCTCGCCGCTTGTGGCCATATCCGTCATCTGATCCGCCGCGGCCTTGATGAATGGTGTAAGCTGATTTGCGATTGCGATGCCGAGACCTTGCATGGCTTTTGTGAGGTCGTCGATTGCATCCTTCGCCATCGCAGCCTTGACGGCGGCTGCATAGTCGAATGTGATGCCAAGCTTTTCAGCTCTGGCGCGCATCTCTTCAAGGCCCCTACTGCCGAGGCTGAGCGTGTTGACGAGATTGATGGCGCTTCTGCCGAACAACTTTGTGGCAACGGCCGTCTTCTCGGATTGCGTGCCGAGTTGTGCCGTGCGGTCGGCGAGTAATGCGAACGCCTCTGAGGGACGCATGGCCATGAGCGATTGGGCGCTGAGACCTAGCATTTCGAGGGCGTCTTTCGCCTCGCCGGTCCCCATCTGCGTCTCGCCCAATCGCTTGCCAAGCTGCTCCAGCGCCTTGTTCATCTCGTCTGCGGATGATCCCGTTTGGCCCGCCGCGTACTGAAGCGCGGAGATGGCCTCGGTCGTGTCGCCGATCCGGTCGGCAAGCTTGCCCGTCTCGTCCATCAGGTCGATGGATTTCTTAATCAGGAGCACGATACCGCCGCCCGTGGCCACCGCGGCAAGAGCACCGCCATACATGCTGATTGTTCGCATGTGACGGGTCAGATTGCTGCCGAATCTATGCGCACTCTTACTGGCGCGCCTGAGCCCTTTGCTGAAGGCTGCACTATTCAGACTTAGGATCGCACTCAGTTTTCCGACCGTTGCCACGTTTGATCTTCCTATTGGCCACCGCTGAGAATGCCTTAAAGGCGGCCCTCATCTGTTCAGTCGATTGCGTCCGCTTCGGACCATCAAACGAAGGCATGAAGTCATGCGGCTTGAGCGGCTGTCTTTTGCCCCTCCACACGTTCGCCGTCGTCGCCGCAATGATGCCCGCCCTCAAATCCGCTCGTTCCTCTCCGAATGGTTCAAGCCGGTAGAACGCTTGCCACTCGGCAAACTGACGGCTTGATATGCCAGCCAACATCTCATCAACGTCCACACGACCCAATGCCAGTGCTAATCTGTAGGCGAATCGGCGGCCATGCCGCCTTCTAAGTTTTTTTCCAATTCCTCCACGTCCTCATCAGTCATGCCGCTCAACCGGCGTGCTGCCTCGAATATGCGATCGACCGGCGCGGCGCATTTCGCACCCAATCCCGCCGCATCATCAGCCGTGAAGATCCGCTCACCCTTGTCATCGCAGGTGCACTTGACCACAAGCCGCGCGCGCAAGTTGCCGAGGTTTCGCCGCTTATTCTCACCAGCAAGCGATTCCTCAAAGGCGTCGCGCTCGAGGGCAGTCATGGACTGAACATAGACATGCCCACCCCATTCCGGGACGGATACCTTAACGAGTCCTCGATCCTGAGCGTCCAGAATATCTTGTTTGCTGAGAGACATAAGCTCCTCCTGTCTCGTGGTTATGCCGGTGCCGGCTTGAATGTGAGCGAGGTCGTCAATGCCCCATCCAATCCGCCACTTACTTCGACGTTTGTGATGACGGCAGCCGCCATCGTGTCCGATCCCCCATCGTTCCAGTTGATCTTCAGGGCTCCGGTTGCCCCGATCGTTTGATTGTTGGCGCCGGTGTATTCGATCGTGCATTCAGGATCGGCGATGCCGATGACATATTCATGGCTGGTATCCCCCATCGACGTTACGTCCACTTCGTTGCCAGCTTCAGTGAACGAAATAGAGTTAACCGCACTGATCGTTACGGTCGTGGTTGCCCAGTTAAACGTTGTGCCGTTTGCCCCATCATTGGCCATCGTAGCCCCCCTATCAGCCCGCAGGCTTGAATGTCAAAGAACTCGTGATTGCCCCATCAAGAGCGCCACTCACCTCAACGTTCGTGACGATAGCGGCCGCAATGGCATCGGTCCCGGTATCGTTCCATGCGATAGCAAGCGCGCCCGCATCACCAACCGCCGCAGTTGATGCACCGACGAGTTCGCAAGTGCATTCGCTATCAGGAATGCCAATCACGTAAACATGAGTTGAACTGCCCATATGTGTTACGTCCACCTCATTGCCCGCTTCGGTAAATGAGATGCTTGTCACGGCCTGGGTGGTCCCAGCCCAAGTAAGCGTTGATCCGTTTGCTCCATCATTTTCAGCCATTACTAACCCCCCTAACTGAACCAGACTGAGTAGTCATGCGTTCTTATGTGTATCCCGCTGTCAGAGCCATCTGTCGGTGGCTCATAATCCTCATCCTCATCGGTCAACATACAGCTTGTAACCGACGGTGTTCCTGCCGTGTCTGTCCACCCATTCAAGGCGCTACGCACCGCATCCGTAAGCGAAATGACCTCAGCCTCAGATTCAGCGACACACACCATCTCAATGTGTACGTTCTGCGTACTAATCGGCCCGCCCATCGTGTTCAACGGCCCGCCCGAGACACGGCGATAAATGATGAACGGCAAGATGGCACTCACTGGCGCGCACTTCGGATAGACGCGCGACGACACAATCGCGGCAACGCCTGTATCGCCAGTCAGTTGAGACCAAATTGAAGCACCAAGGCTGCTCATCGTGCCTTTTTCGCCTCACTCTCAATGCCTTGTCTCAACTTAGAACTGACACGGGCAAGCATCTGCGGTATCGACGACTCAAAGGATCTTTCAAGAAACGGTTGCGGAGTTGTCCCCGGATGCCAGCTCGCGACATTCACGATGGCCCCGAGTATTTTCGTATACTTGAGCCAATGCGCCCGCGTTCCACCCTCGACAAGATGAGCATATTTTGAGGGATCTTGGTATACGGTCTTGCCCTTGCCCGTGGTGCGTATCGCACGTCTGAACCCGGTTCTCGCTCCAATTATCGCAACGGCAGCACCATGAGCGGAATACACCTTCATGCGAACGCCGAGACTTTTCTTAAGCAACCCTGTCTTCTGCGGAGCAGCGGCCCGCGCAGCTCTTACTGCTATCATTCCGCCGGCATTGGCGGCCGATCTTATATGCTTTCTGCGCACCCCGTCCCCGAGGCGTTTCAAGGCCCGTTCAAGTTCTCTCAGGCCGTCAATGCGAACTGTAGCAATAACGGCCATTAGATCGCCCCCTCCGGCTTGCCGTGCTCATCCCAGTTGCCGACGTGCTGATACAGCGGCTTGAGGTTGCGATCTGGCCACGTCACCATAAGCTGCAGGTGCCCGACGCTTACGCGGTTCGCCTGTGCGAGTGTGAACCCCGCCTCTTTCCAGTTTTTCCAGAACGAGATATCGGCATCGAGCTTGCCGTCATCCCACCTACCATCCGTGTTCGGCTGCGCATGAAACCACGGCTTCGGTAATTTCCCCAACAGGTCGGCACGAATCAGGGTCAAGCCGAAGTGCCCCGTATCGACAAACATCGTCGGCGCTTCAAGCGTGTCGCGACTG